TAAGAAAGGAGGAGAAGGGAGATATACCAAAGATAACCTGATTGACCTTGTTCAGAAGAAACTTCTACCCAACCAATTCTAGATGCATCTGATCCAGATACTTCGTAGTAATCTTTCATAATAATTGGTTTATTAGAAAGTGATTTGAAAGAAGGTTGATTAGCTTGTCTAGAATCTGATCCTTGATAGTTGTCACCTTTTCTAAATTCAGAACCGTAAACCATTACAGTACACTCTTCAGCACTAGAGCCAAAGTCAGTAAAACCAGCGTCATTTAAGTGAGCTACACCATAAGGAGCAACTTCAATAACGTTACTAGTACCAACATTTGTTTTAGTAACAATAGCTTTTACAACAGCTTCTGATGAAGCTATTATAACAGTATCATTAACTCTAACACCGTGGTTAAATAAAGTACCATCTATAGTTTTGTTATCTATATCTTTAACTAAAGTAACTTGACCACCAGCTACAGTACCTGCATCACCGTCAGTAATTTGAGCTTTATAAGATAAATGTAATCTACCTTGTTCAGACCAAACTACTTGATCAGCTGTCATTGCTTCTTCTGCACCGACTTGGGATAAAAAACCTGATATAGTTCTCGGTCCGAAAACTTCAGCTTCTTTTTCCATTAAGTCTGGCACATACTGTTGAGCCCAGCCTTTACCAGCCTCAGAAGCAAGATCTAAATAATTTGTTTGTAGGTTTTGCTTAATTGCCGAGGGCGTTAAGTTAAGCAAATTCCCATTAGTAATTGCCATAATAAATTTTTTTTAAATAATTAACTTTTCTTTTTAATTTTAAATTTATAGTCATTAGCACTATCACCTAAAACTCTATACTTAACACCACCGACGTTTGTTTCGCCAAATGTTTTTCTAGGTTCTAAGTTGATATTTTTATCTTTAGCAACTCTATCTTTTATAGCATCTGCTTTACCTTGCTCATAAAAATGCTTGGCAATAGCATCTGCGTTCATAGCTGTAAATAAAGATTTATGATAACCAGCAGCGTCTTCTAGTGAAACACCATCTTTGCCAACAAACTTGTTAACAAAATTATTAAGATCGCTTTGAGTTTCTTTTACTTTATTAATATCTTTAATATTAAACCTATATCTTTTATCGCCAACATTATATTCAAAACCTTTGAATTTGTCGTTAAATAAATTATTAGTTTTATCTAAAAATACTTTTTTACTAGCTTCAGATAAACTTGCTTGCTCTTGACTTTCTTTGTTGTACCTTTCATAAAAATCTATAGCCTGTTGTTGCTCTTCAGTAAGTTTAACACCAGACTTGATTTGTTTGTAGTACTTAGACTTTTGCCCGTCTAAATAGGCTTTAGCCTCGGCAACTTGCTCTTTAAGGGCTATCTTTTTTCTCTTGATATCTTTAGGATCGTCTTCTTCTTCATCGTAACCAAAAGTTTCTTCTAATAAAAAACCTCTTTCTTCTGCAGTTAAATGAGATTTTGTAGCACGATAATATTCATCAAGTACATCAGAGTTGTCCATTTTAGAAACATCTCTGTTTAAGTTTACATAATCTTCAAGATCACCACCTGTTTCTTGCATAAATTCTACTAACTTTTGCACGTTTTCAGGTAGTGGTTTACCAGTGGCTTGAGATTCTTTAACAGCTTCTTCAACAACATCTTTAACTTCTTCAACGACTTCTTGTTGTTTAATTTCAGCTTTTTGTTCTGGTTCTGTTTCAACAACTTCTTCCATAACAACTCGCTCTGTTGTAGCTGGCTCTTCCGCCACTTCCACCTCTTTTTCAGCGGGTTGTTGCTCAACCTCTTCGCTTTGTATAGGTGCTTTGTCTAAATCAACTTTAATAATACTATCATCACCAGCGCTATTAAATTTTGATTCATCTATTTGTTCAACAACCTCTTCTACAGGTTGTTCTACTTGTTGCTCAGTTATCTCTTCGACAACTTCTTTATTTTCTTCTGCCATAATAAAATTTTATAAAATATTAAATATTAAAAAACTACAGATTTAAACCTGCGTCTCCTGTAACTATATCATTACCCGATGACTCAAACTTTTTAAGTGAATCACCCTCACTTCTTTGAGTAATCATTTGTTTTTGATGTTCAGCTTGTCTGTCTACACGCTGATCTTTTCTATCTTCTCTAACAGCTTCCATTTTACCTGCAACTTCTTTTTCTTGCATTTTTAACTTAGAGTTTAACTCAAACTCAAAAGCCATTAGTTCTTTTTTAACACTAGCTTCTTTTTCTAAATACTGTGATTGTAGTTTATTTTTTTCTTGCTCTAAAAATACTTGTGTTTGAATTTTTGCCTGATCTTTTTGAACTTCTAGTTGAGCAGCTGCTTGTTGCTGTTGTGAATTAGCTTGAGCTTGTGCTTGTATATTCTGTTGTTGTATTTGTTGATCTCTAGCTATTTTAGCTTTACGTTTTACTTTTAACAATTGATTTGCTAATTTAATATTTCTAACATTACGAAGATCAATCGCATCGTCTAAATCTATAGACTGTTGAGATAATGCTGCTTGTATATTGTTTTCTAATATAGCTTTTTCTTCTTCGTCTGGTAGTAACTCTATAAATATACCAAAATCATAAAGATGTAAATTTTTCATTTCATCTAACGTTGCAACATTGTGAGCGCCTAACGCTCTTATAAAAGCATCTTTTGTTGGTGAGTATTCTATTATATCTGCTATACGTAGTGATAAACACTCTGCAACTTCAGCTGTTATAAACATCATAGACTGTAATATATGTCTTGTAGCTGTATTAGAATTAGCCGCTGCTATTTTTTGTACACCAACTAAAGCGTTACGATCTGGCGTACTAGCATCTCTAGCTTCATTTAATCCGGTTACATCACGTATCATTTGTAGATAATAATTGTAAGTAGTAATTAAACTTTGTATCTTACCACTATTAACACCGTTGTTTATTTGTTGTATTGGTACTTTACCTGGATTCATATCACCATCTGATGTAAAGCTTCTACCTATAACACTACCAGTTTGAAAAAACATGTTCAAAGCTTCTTGTGGATTATAGTTTGTGCCATTACCAAGATCAACTTCTGCTAAACCATCAGCATCTAAATAAACACCATCAGGTACCATACGAGCCATAACTTGTTGTAGCTTTAAGTGCGTTAGCTGTATCATATCAGCAAAGCTAGTTATTCTACCTACAATAGATTCTATTTTACCTTTATACATACGAGGAGCAACTAACTGGTAATTCATTTTAACTTTACCAAACTCAGAGTCTGTACGCATCATATTAGGACACATTCTCCAAGTTAATATTTTGTCTGCACCTATAACATAAACACCTTCATACAAAACTTCAACAACTCTTTCAAGCTTGCTAAAATCACCATCCATATTTTTAACAGGTGGATTAAATGTATCATCTTTTTGTATAACCTTTTCACCACCACTACCAAGTGTTTTTAATTTATAAACATCATTCATGTGAGTTTTATAATTAAAATAAAGAACTTGAACTTTGTTTTTATCTCTATTACTTACATAATCAACTGGGTAAGAATATTTATTTGATATGTCTTTTATCTCTGACTCTGATAAGTCTGGAAACTCTTTAACAAGTTCGTTTATTGGTAGTTCTTTTACTTCACCTATATAATATATATCATCAAAGTAAGGTGACTCAGTATAAGAATAAACTAAATCAGCTGGATCAACATACTGAGCTTGTGCGCCACTACTAAAATCAAAAGTAGTTTTAGTAGCACCAATACCAAGAACAGTAAGATCGTATAAAACTCTTTTTCTTATATCATCATAATCACTGTTTTCTAATAAAACATTTAACGCTTGTTCTTCAGCTAGTTCAACAGCTTGTTTATAATTAAGCTGCATGTGTAGTGCTAGCTCTTCTTCTGTGTCCGGTAGTTTATCTTTTTCATTTTCATACAAGTCTACTTCAAACAACTGATTAGCTATATCATTAAAGTTTTTACTACGTATATCGCGAAGCATAGACTCCATGTATTCTGTTCTTTTACTAACTCCTTTTTCATCTTGAGAAAAACAATTTATTTCAAAATTTCTTTGAGCCATACCGTTAACAACAATATCAACGAACTTAGGTATAATAGGTACAGGCTTCCAGTCTAAGTTTAAGTAAGATAAATCACCATTTATAGATAATTCGTTTTTATATTTTTGTATAGATTGTTCACCTCTAGCATATAATCTTAAGTTATGAAAATCATTTTGATAGTTACTATATTTAGAAGTAGTACCAGAAAACCACTCTTGTCTTATTGCTCTTGCAACTTTTAAACCATAGTCTTCACTTATCTTTTCTAAATCGCTAACAGCTTGAGAAGGAAAGTTTATAGAATATTCTTGTCTCATATTTTATTTTTAATTATCTTAGATGAAAATCCAGTGTTATTATATTTTGATATATTAAGGTTTATCTGTTGTTTTTTCTTTTTTGGATTTGGTCGGTATAAATGTCTATTGCAAGCCATTATTGCTAAACCAGAACTTATTGAAGCATCGTGTTTTGTTCTTCTATTTATATCAAACTTAGACCAATCATTAAGTGTATTATTAAAATACATTGTTCCATAAGTTCCGTCTTGTAATAAACCAACATGATCGTTAATATACATTTCAATAGCAGCGGCGTGCGCTTGTTTTATATCTTCGCTAGAGTTTGGTATACCACCTACTTCCTTTTCTGATGTTGATAGTTTATTCCAAACTTTATCAGGCCTGTTCATACTAAACGCTCTATAACCTCTTCTACGTAAATAATATAATAATCTTGGTTTGTTATTCTCTACAAGTAACGGCATACCGTAAAATACTAGCGCCATTAAAACATCTTCAAAAAATATTTCAGCAGTTTGTGGTCTTGCTATATATTCTAAAAAAAACGTATTAGCTGGAGCATCTTCCATAGAAAACTTAGTCAAACCGTGCAATGCTCCTTTCGATCCTTTGTTATCTACTGTTCCAGATATATCATACGAGTCACAACCAAACGCACCAACGTGATCATTACCAGGATATTTAACTCCATTTTTTATAATTACGTTATTTTGTAATTTTTTATTTGGTACCCAACTTATATCAAACCTACCATTAGGATCTGGATTAAATACTACTCTTGTGTCTTTAACTCCATTAACCCATTGAAAGTTTCCAGTTGTAACTACAGAAGAGTTTTTATTACCTTCATTATAATCTATTTGCTCATATATTTTTATAAGATTAAATAAACTATTTTTTGTTTCATCTCTAAACGCATGCTCTTCAGTTCTTGGAAACTGTCTATAAAATTCGTTTAAAGCATCTTGATCGTCACGCAAACCTTCAGCTTCATTTTCCCAGTGATTTATAACACCTTGGTCTATTTCTATTCCGTGTGGATCAAATGTTTGTTGGCTAGGATTAGTGAATACAGGTCGTCCGAATTCATCAATGAATCCCTCGTAATTCCATTCCATAGGAATAAACAAAGAATATAATCCCGACTTAGTTTGTCCATTTCTATTACGCTTGGTAACATCTGAATCATTGTATAAATTTTTAAAGTTATCACCTCCTTTTTCTAATGAATTACTCGTACTACCCATCATACATTTACCTACAACTCTACTACCTAAACGTAAACAAGTTTTTGTAACTCTCCAGTTATTTTTTATATTATCAGGTCTTTCCCACTTACCACTTTCATCGTGTACTAATAAGTTTAGCTTTTCACCATCATAACTATTATCACCTGTATTCTTCCAGTCTATAGTTGTATCAAGACCCTGCACATCATCCATCTCTTCACGCTCACGTATTTTTTTACGTGTAAACTTTTTAGCTGGTACTCTGTATGCTAATTCTGACTTTGGCCTGTCCATACCATCTTGTATAGGTTTAAAAAAGAAAGGGTAGTTTAAACTTATTGGTACAACTTTATCTGTAAACATTTTCTTTGCATCAGCCCCTGTTTTAGATAATATACCAAACCTACTATCACTAGCGAGTGTTGCTAAATTAACTGTTTCAGCAGAACTCATAAATGAAAAACCAGATCGTCTGTTTTTTAAATAGCACATACCGTAACATCTACTATCAGCTTTACAAGCCTCCCAAAATATATAGAATAATCTATTTGCTTCTCTATAATCAGGTGCACCTACGTCTATTTTACTCCATTGTAAATACATATAGTGTGTACCTGTTATGTATGTTGGCTCACCTTTATTTATAAACCAAAAACCTTCTTCTCTTCTTTTAAACTCTTCATCTATATAACCGTAGTGTTCTTCTTTAAAATCAAGAGAATAATCTTGCCAGTCAAATACTGTTTTAATTTTTTTAAACTCAGGTTTGTCTGGAAAACGTTTCCACTTTTGCTCTGACTTTATCTTACTGCAAGAATATATTTCTTTAGGTTGTTTAGGTAAAGCTATTTTTAAACCTTGTATCTCTATAACATCACCTACCATACCAGTCTTTGATATTACAACAACATCATTTTCTTTGTTGTAACCATACTCCCACTTCTTAGATTTATTTAATCTTTTTAAAGTGTTAAGCTTTATTGGCTCTACTATTTTATATAACGTTTGTTCGTACTTCATTTTGATCTACCTTCTGCAAAACCTTTAAATGTAGTTTCTTTTTTCTCTTCAACTTTACCTTCAAGTATATTCTCTTCTTCGTTTATACGATTAAGTATTTCAAACGCATCGAATATAGCCAGCTTTTTTGTTGCTGCTGCATTTTTTAATCTATCAGCTGATATATCATCATCGCTATCAACTATAGGTTCTTTAGCAACTTTAATAAGTTCTTCAACCGCTTTTTGCCCAGCTTGGATTATACTCTTTTTCGTTTCCTTTATATTCATATTTAATTGTAATAAATTTATTTAAAACTCTATATAATCTTTTACTGTTTATAACAAACTCATATTCACTATTAGGTGTAAACCCAACTAAAGTGTTGATATTAAAAGTACCATCGGTATACTTTATTATACCCATTAAAGGTTGTTCTGTATCTACAGATAACTTATTATTTGATTTTATAGGTTGAACAAAACTATAACCTGGCATAGCTTTGTTATTGTATAAATATATTTGATCTTGTGATATTATATATTTATTTTCTTTCCAATATGACCTACTATTGCGCTCTTTACCTTTTACATCTGTCCATCTTCTAAATATATTATGATGAACTATTACTTCATCGCCAACTTTAACAGGTGATTCAAATAATAGTGGAGTAGCGATTACTTTTGCTTTTCTATTAATATATTCGTGATTAAATATCTCTGTGTTTAATATTAATTCTTTGCCATCCACTCGCTTAACATTATTATAACGCTGGCCAACAGGAGCCACAATGAAATCTTTATAAGCATTCATTTAGTATTCTAAATTATATTCAACTGATATAGCCATATTTTTATTAAAATCTTTCCAAGGTATAACAACTTTTTCTTTTCTAATATAAATACAGTACTTATCTTCTTCTTCTATTATATCACATATTCTATGACCGCCGTAGACTTCTTGGTCTACAGCGTAGTGCATAGAATCGTTTTTATAATCTTTACCTATAGTAATTTTTCTAATGATATTATTTTTCATTATTATTTTCTTTAGGCCAGTTTATTTTTCCGTTTTCAACATTGACATCAAAACTACCATATTCTTTAAGTAGCATGTTTTGTATATTAGATATTTCTTTTTTAGCTTCAATTAAGTTATGAAGCAAATCATGTTTTTGTACTTCTATTTTACCTATTTTAAACTGTAAGCCATTTACAGCATTTACAGAATCTTGAACTCTTTTTAAATGTTCTTCTGATATTTTATCTGCTTTAGTTTTAAGTTCTACAACTTTATCTTTTTTTGCCATTTTATTTTATTTAATTATTAACTATTTATTCAATTGG